TCAGGCGTCAGCAAAACGACTTCGGAGTTCGATGGCACGTCCAAAGTCGTCCGCACACCGCTCGCACTTGTAGCCGCAAAGAAGTTAGCACCATACACAGTGCCTCGGAACTGCGGAGCTACTAGTAGTTTGCCATTGTTTTGGGCAGTTTCTGCATAGCCAATGCGGTATGACCAGTCTGCATCTCCTGCCGGTGGTGTGTTTGCAATTCCGCCTGGGGTCTCGGACAGATACAGTTCGTCCCCGTCCTCAAAATCAGAAAGATCGATTCCGGTCAATTCTCCGAGGACTACGACGTCACCATCGCTGTTGTGCGAAATATTTGCGAACGCCACACCGATGGTTTTTTGAGCGGTGTTGCCATCAGTTGCAGTTGCCAAAGCGATGGTTGATCGGTTGCCTGTTGACCCGCTGATATATACGACTGATCCCTTGTCGATCTGCACGCCAGTCTCGTTGCGGGCGGTGATCGTGATTGTGCCCTCGATCTGGTCAATCGCAGCGTCCAGCTCGTCAATGGCAGCCTGAACGTCGGTCGCGGTCAGCTCGCTGGTGGTGTTGTCGTAGGTGATGTCAGCAGCCACCGGATACGTGGTAGTGCCTACGTAGTCCACGGCATCGGAGTCTGGGCTGTACGCCACCGTGAGCGTGCCCTTGGCGATGATGCCCATGTCGGCACCAGCAGAATCAAACACCTTGACCGTGTAAAGGTAGTTGCCGGTGGTGGTGATGTTGCTTTCGGCTGGCTCCAGCTCCACTGTGGCCTTGCTTGTGGTCGTGTTGACCGTGCCCACCTTGTTGATGTACAGGGTGTCTGGATCCGCGCTTGCCCAAGCCTCCATCTTGCACGTGCCGTCGGTTGGCATTGCGACCAGACCGCCGTGCTGATCCGTGGTGAGAAATTCCAGAATCACGTTCTCCGCCTGGTAGATTGTGAATGTCTCCAGAGCGTTGGCGGATCCGCGTTCGGTCGTGAAAGTGAGTGTGCGTGTGGATGCGGTCATGGTTTAATTTTAGGCAACTTTTAGGGATTGGTCAATTTATGAAACTTCTGTCCATGTATAAGCTGTCTCGATGGCATTGTAGTCAGACGCCCATTTTTGATCTATGTTTGTAACGGAACCGCCGGCCGCGGTAACGGTTGCCAAGTCGATGTATCTGTATCCGGTTGACTTATCGCTGGCAGACCATGTGTCTGTAAAGGCGCTGGTCTGCGTGACCACCGATGCGGACAGGAGAAAGTGGAAGTATTCGGATAAAGTATCAGACCCTATTAAAAAATCATCCCGGAGATCGTAGCTAATCTCCAGCCTGATCCCTATGTAGTTTGTGCCGTTGCTTAAGGTTTGCTCTGATTCTGCAATATAAAATTCCCCATTATCATACAAACCTTTTACAGACCCAGCCGCCACGGTTACATTAAGTCCCACGGCAGTTTTGACCTGAAACGGGTGAGAAAAGTCTACTTCATCCGGAACCAAAATGTACTTGTCCGAATACCTTTCAACATGGCCGTTGAACAATTCCAAATTGGAAAGCACCTCGTCCACCTTATTAAAGAAAGACGCGGGCACCTTGTTCGGCCAGTCGCCGGGCTTTACTTTGTTTTTTAGAAAGTCGCCCATGATAACCTTTATGATGTTGGATAAGGACTTGTTACATCCCACGATCCAAGCTGCATGGATTCGTAATTGGCGGTGAAGGATCCCAACTGCATGCTTTCCAGCGACATGTTAAATGTCTCTCCAGGAAGATTGTATCTTGCAAGCTTCAACTGATTCTCGATGTCCTCTACTGCCTGCTCGCTGAGAGCCAAGAACTGCCATGTGTTTTTGACGTTTGTTCTTTTTAAAACATTTGAGCCGGCAACGATGACATCCGTTCCTGCGTTAGATGTCATTTTTACCGCATTCTCTACTTTGATCGGGGTGCCGTAATCCTCTGTTACGCTTGCGGCGGTATTGACCGTGTTGGGCGATGATATTTCTACAGTCCAAGTTGCGACCAAATCTGGAGAATCAACCGCTCCCACACCGTCAAAGACTAGGGTGACGCCTTCGTAGATTTCCCAAGAATTAGACCCATCCCAAGTGATATTGAAATCATTATCGAACCCTTTTTCCCAGCCGCTTGTTATCGTTTCGGTTTTTGTCCACTTTGTTTTCCCATTTACGACTCCATTCGGCTTGTACAGCCCGGACACGTCGTATGTAACGGCAGTGGTGTCATCGGTGACGGATCCCTCCACCAGCATATTTTGGGTAAGCACCCATGTTTTATCTCGCAGTGCCATTATGCAAACCCTCCAGCGTCTTTGATGGTTTTAGCAATCGAACGGGTGTTCTTTTCGTTCTGCACAATTGCTTTTGTGATGTTTTCTTTAAATGCCAGTTCCGCCTTCATGCCATTGATGCCCTTTAGCGCAACCGCCATGTTCTTGATGGCGTCGGCCTGTGCGATATCCATGTTTAGCTGCAAACTTAGATCCGGGAGATTTACAAACCGCAATTCTTTGTCCATCTTTAGGATTTGCCGTATAAGCATATCCACTTCTCTAGCGTCCAGCTTTGGGATCTCAAGGTCTTTAAGCGATGACAAATCTGGCAAATCAATAAACGGTATATCACCCAAACCCTCGGCAATGCGCTTAACATTGTTTACAAATTTGGCCGCCTTTGTTCCGCTCAAATTGCCTACATCAATTTTGCGTATATCGTCCAGCCATGCAAGGTCAATGTCTGTTGCGTCAATTTGGGACAGCCCTTTTGCCAGCTTCTCCAAGTTGCTCACAAACTTTTTGACGTCAAACCCGCTCGACTCTTTATTAAATTCGTTTACCTTTTGGCTGGTTTTGTCTACTGCATCATAAATGACTTCATAATGACGTTTCTGCACCTCAAGCGCATTTGTAAGTTCCTCTACAGTTGACTTTGTAGATTCAAGCTGGTTTTCAGTTTCTTCTAATTGTTGCTCTGCAGCGTCGGACTCTTTTTTGTTTCTCTCTGCTGCTTTCTTGGCCTTTTCGTCTAACGCCTTTTGTAGGTCGTCCTCCGCCGCCTTGATTGAAGCGTTCTTTTCTTTCTGTATATCAACCAACTGTTCACCAGTTACCTTGTAATAATCTTCAATGCCCCGCAGGTTGTTAATGGTTGCGGATTTTATCTCATCGAACCCATGATCCCATGTGCGGTAAAGGTCTTGAATGTCTTTGCGGGAAATGTTTGGATCTAATGCCGCGCTGATTTCCAACCCTATATTGTAAGACCAGTTTTCTACTACCGCCTTTGCCTTGTGCAGCTTCTCCCTTGCTACGTCCACAAGGTTTTGGAACATTGCAGAGATGTTTGACCCGAGCCACTCTCCGAACGAGCCAACAACCGCACCCACTTCCGCAAATTTTGCCTTTGTTTCTGCAGCCCATACTTTTATATCACGAATGGTTTTTGCTATGCCACCAGATTCTGCCCAGGATTCAAATTTCTGGGTAAGGTCTTTTACCTTCCCAGAGATTTTTCCCACAATATCGGCAAGCGGGGCTGAGTCCATTATCTGCGCACCGATTGCGATTGTCGCCTCGGATACTGCAGCCTTTAGGCCCTTCATTTGATTGGCCATTGAGCCTGCCGTCTTTTCCGCGTCCCCGTGCGCGTCGGTCGTGCCTTCCAAGATGATCTGGTATCTTGCCTGCGCCTTTGCTACTTCGCTGACCTCTTTAGTCGTTTTTGCCAACCCCATTTCCACGGCTTTTTGCTTGATGCTGTTTTCAGTCATCACTACGCCGTATTTTTTCATGACTTCGTTACTGCCCGTCATGGCAGATGCAAAGTCTTCAATCACTTTCTGGTCGCTGGCATTGTTAAAACTGGCGACGTCAATTGCCAGTTGCGTCATCTTCTTTGAGTAATCTGCTGCCTCACCGCGTGCCATTCCCATAGGCACAAACAGATCCTGCAACGACGCCATCATCCCTTTGATTTCTGTCTTGCTCCTGTTCGTCGCGCTTCCAAGATTTTCTGCAAATTGTTCTGCGTCTGCCGTGAATCCCCGGAACACGGTGTCAAATTTTGACTGCATTTCGGCAGCGTCTGATGCAGCTTTAACCGCAATACCGCCCAAAGTTGCCAATGTCCCACCAACTGCGCCAACGCCGACTGCTACTTTCTTAAATACGCTTACAATCCCAGCGCCCATCTTTTTGACGCCATCTCCAAACTTAGCCAGAGACGCTTGCGCCTCCCCGAGTCCGGCGGCAATCTTGTTTTTTGCGCTTACTACGATCGAAACTTCACGCGCCATCTTTATGCTCCTTTCGGATTTCCATTAGTGCAAGCCCCACGTCTCGCTCGGCCTGAATGTAATCGTTCGCCGGCTTTTTGTCGCCGTTCATTTCATTAAGCGCCTGTGCCTGTCGGGCAATGTAAGACAGGCTCACCCTGGCACGCCACACGTCTGGGGGAATGTTAGTCTGCGCCACCAACCGGGTGACCGCGCTTTCAAAGTCAGTCGGCTCTTCCGAAGCCACTTCTCCAGCCTCGGCTGGATTAAGCAATTCAAGCACCAGCTCAACCTCTTCCGCGGTGGCGTCAATTGTTCGCGCCATTTTTAACGCTTCGTCTTTTGCGGCTTGCGTGTGGTACAGGGGCAGGAAGTAATCCAAATCCCGCGCGTGTTCATGCGCAATAATCAAACATGCAGCGTGGTATTCGGACGGAAGTTCAGCAATCGCCCATACATACCACTCCGCTGCCTGCAATGTCAGGGGAAAGAGTAGCCTACTCCCCAGCTTCCGCGGTGTCCCCGTCGCTGTCGCTTCCCGGATCGTCGGTGAGTCCGTCCGCTTGCAAAGCTCGTGGATCATCGCCAATTGGTTCGGCGTACAGCTTATGCCCTCCCTCGTCAGGGCATTGATCTCCGCCTCCGCCAGCGGATGCAACCATGTCCGCTCGGATAACTTCGGTTTGGCCGTTTCGGTTGACTCGTTCAATGTAGCTCATTAGCTGGCGGAGATGTTCTTGAAGACCATTGCGGATCCAGTGCCGTACTCGGTGTTGCTTTCGCTCTCACCCGGGCCGGTCAACAGGGTAAACCCAGTATCAGCCGCCCCACCTGGAGCAGCGGTAACTCCGACAAGATCGTGTGTCACTTCAAGACGGCCACCGTACACGTCAAGAGCCAACTCTTCGTTGGTGCTGTCCATTGCGCGGGATGTCTGTACGCTAAAGGATGCAGACGATCCGGTCAGGCGGGTATTGGTGTCGGTGCTGTATCCAATGGACTGGGCACCTTTCCCGCCGGTGAATGTAAATCCGGGGTCGTACTTGGCAACTTCGGAATCGGCGGCAATGGTTTTCTGCCCGCTGATGGTCACCGTGGCCTGCTCGGTGTTGGACGTGCTGACGGAAATAGATGTGATGACATATCCGTTGATGACTTTGCCGCCACGGAAATCTTTAGAAGTCGCAGTGTCGTAGAAGTCAATGCTGGATGCCTTGCCGCAAACGTAGTCAACGCTTACCGCTTGACCATATCCAGTGTCGTGGATGGTGCTTGCAACGACGTCTCCGTTGCTGTCCATTGCCTGCGCTTCAGAAGCCTGCAACCCTGCGTTTGATGCGCTGTTGGCTGCAATACCAAGGGATGTGTCTGCGAATCCAAAATAATCAGTTGTGATGCCAAATGCCATATAAATCTCCGGTGGTTATGTTTTAAGTTTGGGAAACATCTGCGGTCTTGTCAATCCTTTGGCTTTCGTGGATTTGCTTGCCAATCTCTTCCCGCAGTCCCTGCAGCCCCTCGTCTTTTTCCGGCTCGGCCAAGCAGTCCAGCGCCGTGCCGGTCAAATCGATCCCGCGGTCAATTGCTTTGGACAGCCAAAACGTCCAGCTTTGTCGCTGTTGGGCATGGCTGGGGTCGGATGTGTCCACGCCAAAGACTCGGATCTCGTCTACAGTATCGCCCATATCATGCTCGTATAATGCCAGCGCCAACATGAGCGATGGACTGCCGAGAAAATAATTTGTGCCGAAATGCGTAAACAAATCAATGTGCGGGTAAAGGCGCTGATCCGGTACAACCGGGATGTGTTCGGTAACATATACTGGGCATCCTATTTTTGCCAGTTCTTGGAAGTGGTCGCCATTGTGCCCAGGGTTCCACCGCTTCAGATACTGCCACTTGTGAAGCTCAAAGAAGCGGTCAAATCGCAAACCTTCGGAAGGGGCGTAATAGGCGTAAGCGTTATTCAAACTCCAGACTTCGCCTATGACGTGTCGCGCCATGTCGATTTTCCGCTCGTAAGCGGTCGGCCCCATTCCGAGAATGGTAATCTTGCGTGACATGATTACACTTCCACGGTCAGGCGGAACGGAATATCAACCGCCCACAAGCGTTCTTCTCCGCCGCCGTGCGCCTGGTCGTTTGCACGTTCCCAGATTGTGCGTGTGATTGACGGGCCGGAGCCAAAGTCCAGACGCTGGATACCGGTAATGTCTGCCGATCCGTAAGGCAATGCGCCAAGCAGTGCAGATACGTCATCAAGTGCTTCTTCGCGGGATCCGTACAGTCCACGGAAATCCATTTGCATTGTCACTGCGTAGTAGTTTTCGTCCGACGGCACTTGCCCAGGTTCATCTCCAAGGCCGAACCCAAGAGAAAACAAACGGGGCGTGACGCCTGTGGTGGCCTTTGGCAGTTCGCCCTGGCTTCCGGTGGTGTTGCTTAATAACGTGTCGATCTTGTTAAAGACCGCGGTTTCGATTGCGTAAAGATCCATCACCTATCCTTTGTTATATCGCTCAACAACTTGATCCATGCGTTTTGCCATAGATCCGAATATGTCTTTTTGCCTTGTTCGGCCTAAGGTGTCAAGGTCGGTTTGTTTGATTGTCCGGCCTGCGTATTTAACGCGATTATCCGCGCGCAATTCTATGTTCCCGCCTGATCCGCGTTTTATCAGCCCGCTTTGTTGCGCTCTATTTTGCAAGCTTCGGATATAATCAGGTACACCGCTTACTCGTCCATTTGTTTTTGCTTCTAAAGATTCAAGTGCTTTTACCCATCCGGCTTTTAGTGTAAAAACATGTGCTTGAACTTCCCGCTTGTATTGATTGAATGCGGCGGTTTTTACCACATACTTTTCCGGGTTTTTTAATCCATTATGAAATGACGTTGCGGGCGCTCTTGTTCTGCCCTTGCGGTCTCTGCTGTCTCTATGTATCCGACCAATAGCTTCTTTTGATGCAGATCTCAAATCTTGGTCAGATCGAATGGCCATCACTCCGCCGGATGTAAAGTTGACAATATACCCGTCGTCCAACGGCTCCATGGTTCCGCTTATTTTGTTTTTTGGAATAAAGATGTTGTTTAGGTCTTTTTCAATAGCAGCTTTACCTGCTTTCTTTTGACCGCCTAATGTCAGGCTGGGATTGCCACCTGTTTTTTTTATGACATCACGGCAAAAAAGCTTCATCTGCTCTAGCGCCACAAATTCTATGCTGACGTCAAATTCTCCGGCAAGTTCGCCTATGCGCTTGGCGACTTTTTTATCCCCCATGATGTCATAAGTGATAGACATTAGATCCGCTTTAGCGTGAGCCGAAAAGTATCCGTGCCGGCGTCCGTTTCTCGCTCCGCAACATAATAGTTGACGCCGTCCAGTTGAACCGTAGCGCGATCTGGCGGGATCGTTCCCTGCCAGTCTGACAGGCTCGTCAGCACGTCTTTGCTTGTGGGGTCATAGTCCCCACGCTCGTCAATGATGATGTCTTCACGGACGTCTGATGCAGTGCAGGAGATGGTCAGCGAGCCATACACAAGCGAGCTGGGGAAGTCCCCAGCCAGCTCTTGTAAATCATTGCTCCAGTTGGCGAGGGGCATCATTTAAAAACGCGGGTTTTGAGCACGCCCTTTTTGCTGTGAATGATGCAGGCACGCTCGGCCTGTTTGATCGTCTTGCCTTTTCCAAACTGTCCGCCGGCGTCGGTGATTTCTTTCAGCAATTCGATTTTGCCGTCTACATCGGAATCAATTTTCCCATGCACCTGCCACTCGCCGTTGGCTTTTATAAATAGTCCTGTGAATTTGTCCATTGGTTACTCCTTTTTTAAAGAGAAAGCCCCACCCGCCCGGAGACGAGTGGGGCAATTGTTATTTATGCGCTGATGATACGGACAGCGGAGTTGCGGAGGAAGCTCACGCCGGTCATCACGTACACGGAACCCCAGTAGGCGCCCGTGGCGGTGTTCTTCCAGGTGCGCCACACGAACTGCAGTCCGGTGTCGGGATCGGTCACCAACTGGCGACGCTCGCCTGCAACTCCGTCCAGACCGTCAACGTCGCTGGGTACGCCCAGAGCGATGGCGGCGGTTTCTTTTCCGGTGAAGATCACGCCGGTGTTCTCAGACGAGACAGTGGTCGGGAACGCATCGGTGTAGAACTGGCGAGCGCCGAAGATCGGCGGAAGCTCACCCGTGCGGAGGAGCTGGTCGGATCCGTAAGCGGATGCGTCCTGCAGTCCGGCGTCCTTCATCAAGGCGGCTGCGTAGGGGATGTTGTGAATGACAGAGTAGTTGTCAGCCACGCCCTTGGCGGCCAGAAGCGCCCACATATCGGCCTGGTCGTCCAGATCGTAGTTGGCGGCGGTGATCACCTTGGTGTCCGTGTCGGCCACGTCGCCGATGTTGGCGTCCACAAACTTGGCCAACACCAGCTGAACCACGTCCTTGGCCAGCGCATAAGCGGCTTCGCGTCCTTGTGCAAGGAATCGCTCGGTCGTGGCGGCGGCTTCAAGATTGGGATTGACGTACCAGCTTGAGAAGCGGGGAGCCGTCATGGTCACGGATGTGCCCACGGTGGTGCTGTCGCCAGACTCGAAGGTGGTGGAATATGCACCGGCGGTCTTTGCAGACACGATGGGCACGGTTACGCTGTCGCCGACGCTCACGGGAGATTCGGCGATCTGCAGGGACATCGCGTTGAGCGGAGACAGTCCCAGTTTCAATGCCGGCAGAACTTCGTCCTGCAGCATGGATTCGGTTACGGTGGTAAGGGTATTAGCCATGTTTAGTTTTTCCTATGTTGGGTTTGTACTCCGGGAAATTAGTCGCGGGAGTTGATCTGTTTAATGATCAGTCGTTTGTGTTCGTTCCAGAATGCTTGCCGGGCAGGGCCTGCTTCCATTGCTTCCCACTGCTCCGCTTCGTTTTTAGGCTCGGCGATTTCTTCGGCGGGATTGGCTTCCTGTGCGTCTGCTTCGGCATCTTCCACAGCCTGGTCGACTTCGACCTTAACCACGGTGGCGTCCACAAATGCGGGATCTGCAAGAGCAGCTTTATGGCGCTCGATTTCTTTCTCGAACTCAGAATTGGCTTCGATCAGCTTTTCATTGAACTCGACCAGCTGGGCGTTTTCTTTTTCGCTTTCGGCAAACTGCAGTTCAGCCTCTTCTTTTTCGGCCAGCAGTTCGGCGTATTTGGCGTCTGCGTCCAGCAAGGCCTGTTCGGCTTGCGCAATGGTTTCCTGCAACGCTTTGACATCTTCCGCGTGTGAAACATGGGAAGCTTCAAGCTGGGCGTTGACTTCATCCAGCTCTTCTTTGATCTCTTTGCGTGTTTTTACTCTGCTCATAGTTCGGTTCCCATTTCGCGGGCTTCGGTTAGTGCTTGGTTGATATCTCCGATCTCGTCGATTAGATTTTCAGACAGTGCATATTTTCCAAAAAGTGTTTGGCCTTCCATTACATCTTTGGAAACATTTCCACGATTGTCAATTACCCAACTTTTGAACTCATCCGCGAGCATATCGACTTCGTCCTGTAACAGCTCGCGTTGCTCATCGGTCAATGGAATGCCTGGGAACATCATTCCCTTGTATTTGCCGCTGGCGATCATTTCGCGTTCCAGCCCTTCGCGCTCCATTGCCTTGGTCACGTCGATCCAAGTCATGAGCGTGCCAATGCATCCCACCTGACTGGATGCGGTGGCAAAGATACTGTCCGCTGCGCTGGCCAGATAATATCCCGCAGACGCCACCAGGTTGTCGGTAAATGAGACGACGGGCTTCTCAATGCTTTTGATATATTCGGCAGTTTCTTCCAGCCCGGTTACCATTCCACCCGGCGAATTAATCACCATCAAGATCGATGTGATGTCTGGGTCGGCTTCGGCTTTTGCAAATGCTTTCCGAATATCAACGTAATCCACGCCGCCCATGCAGGCTTTTTCGATTTCGTCCAGCCGGTATCCCAGTGCGCCTTCAATTTCAATCACCGCCACGCCATCGATCACATCGTATTCGTCCGGCGTTTTGTATTCTACTTTTACACCCATGACCTCGATGGTCTTATCCATTGGGATGCCTTGCAGGTGACGCTGGAACACGTCGTGGAACGCTTGGTATGCGCTGGCGGTAATTGCCCACGGCTTGGCGTACAACTCTCTGCTTACTCGTTCAAATCTCATCGGATGCAGTCTCCTGTTTGTTGCTGGTGACGCTTGTGCTGTTGGCCAGTAGGTTGCCAACATAGATTTCAAATGGAATCCCGGCTTCTTCCGCGTCAGCTTTTAGCGCCATCATTTCTTGCTTGTGCTGCTGGCGTAGGCTGGCGGATGTCGTGCCTTGCTCTTCCGCAAAGTCTTCCAGCGATGCGGTAAAGTTCTGGAATGCGGCTCTGCGTCCTTTTTCTTCCTTCTCTTGGTCAAGTTGCGGGAAGTAGGGTTTCGTCCAGTCGCATTTGTTGAACAGGCTGATCCCGCGGGAGTTGACGGGTGCGGGATCCAAGGTTCCTGCACGGATGGCGTCAGCGATTTCGATGTTGTAAACGCGCTGCAGGAAGGTGTCTCGCCGGTTCTGCCAGATCTCGCCCACAAATGTTTTAAGTGCGGTCTGGGCGGCTTTGTTGCTGCTCCAGCTTCCGTCGTACATGGAAAGCAGGATCTTGTAAGGAATGCCGGCGCCGGTGGAGATGATCTTGGTGTCGTACTCCATCAGTCCCACATACTGGGCGTTGGGTGCGTCACCCTTGGCGAACATGAAGTCTTCCCCGGGCTTGCCGGTAGTGCGGAACCGCATTCCATAGCCGGCTTCTTCGTAGGTGGTTGTCGTGCCGTCTTCGTTTGTGATGGTAGAACCCGGGGCCTTCCGACGTGCGCCGGCCCGTTCAATGGATAGCAAAGCGGCTTCGTTTTTGACCTTTTGCTTTACGCGGTCGTGGATCTCTTCTTGGTCACGCAGATTGTCAATGATGCCGTGCAGGCGAGGAACGCCACGCAATTGGGCAGCCCGCCAGTGCCAGGGGCAAAACACTACCGCGTTGATTGGATACCGTCTGAAATTGTTACCATCTACGTTCCCGTAGTTGCCAAACTCACAAACGTAAATATGGGTGATCCGCCCTTTTTCATTAAACCGGAATCCGTTTTTGATGTTAGATTCTTTTGCCAGTTTGTAAGGCGTGCGGATCTGGATGCCCTCCGCAGTCAACCAGCCTTCGGTCGTGCGGATAAATGCAAGGTCGCCTTGCGTAAATTGCAAGGTCACAAAGATGTCCTGCATGGTGCCAAGTGTTACCCCGGGCCGGCGGAAGTAGTCGGCGCGGTTCCAGACGTATTCGTTAAAGTAATCCGTTGCCCGCATATCCCACATTTGAGCGGATGCAATGTCACCAGCAGATGCGCCTTCCAGGCTCAACACGGATGCGGTGGATGCGCGGGCTTTGCTTTGCCGGCAGTAGCGCCGGGTCGTTTCCACGGTTGCCCGAGCGATGGGGTTATTTCGGTACAAGTCCATGGCTTCCATGCGCATGGCGTCGTACCCATACCCGCCGGATGCCGCTTCTTCGTCCGTAAGTCGTGACCGGCCAAAGGCAGCGTGCTGGCGCAATCGGGAGTCGGTGTTGCCTGAACTGTAGGCGGAGTCAATTGACCAGCCGGAAAGGATTTGCATATCATGCCGGGCGGCAGCTCTACGCAATGCCCAGCTGGGTGCAAAATTGGAAATTAGTTTGTCCAGTTTGTTGCTCATCGTGGAATACTTCCTCCATTGTCCACATAAGTCACAGAGGCGTCTCCTACACCCAGCAATCCTTCAAGATCTGCCGCCGCGCTGTCTCTGGCTTCTCTCGCCTGTGAGATGGCACGTTTTGTAATCGTTCGGCCCGTGGTGGTGTACGACTGCGCTTCAGCGGCAAGGATGTTTTGGTATTGAATTTCGGCGGCTTTCCACGCATCAAGGCAGACTTGCGCCTTCGCCTTTTCGAGCGTGTTCTGCAACCCGTCAATGTAAGTCTGGTAAACAGTCTGAAGCTGTGCGATGTGTGTGTCCGCTGACATATAGATCAATAGTTGGAAACATTTACAATATTGTCAAAAGATAAAAAGCCCCGCAGAGTCTTGCCCTGCGGGGCGTACCGAAAGGAAGGAGGAGAGACGGAAAACCTTTCGACCCCTTAAACCTAAATGACTTTTACAATTTTGTCAAATTATATGATCCCGTCCCAGCGGGCTAAGACCGCCTGCATGCATTCGCAATCCCACAGGTGATCCTGACCATGGCCGGGCGCAATCCATTCCCCGTCAACTTTCTTTGTGCTGGTGACCTGCTTGATGTATTGGTTTTTATGACGCGGATCCGGCCAGGTGTCGGGTATGTGCCAGTCGTTGCCCTGCTCGATGCTGTCCATGAGCATGGTTCGGAACGGATCGGTCGCCCAGCTTAGTTCCAGAAACGGGGATGCGCCACCACCACGACCTTCCAGGGCGTCGCGGATGTGGTAGGTGATGTTGGAAACCTTTTGACTGTCTGACCCTTTCATGGCCATGACCGCAGACTCTTTCACATCCGGGTCTGCGTAGTGGGCGCAGTAATCCGCAACTTCGGATTGGCGCAGGGCGTAGCCGATGTCGATGCCAACTTGCCGCGGTGAATACTCCGCCAGAATAGTGTCCAGATCTTGAAAGGTTGCGGCGGTTCCATGCTGCACCAACGCGCTGTGATATTCGCCGTTTTTATTGATTGCCCAGTTCCGGCATAACCAAAACAAATGATATTTCTGCACGTCGACAGTGGCAAAGATTCCAGACTGCCAGCCTTCGGGAACCCAGATGTTTCCGATCTCGTACTCTTCCGCGCAGTGATCCAGCTTGTCGCTGGTCGCCACTTGCTCCTCCTCCCGGTGCGCTTCGGCCCAATACTCGGCCATGTAAGTTCGGATGGTGTTGCGATTGCGTTCCGCCCTTTTCGCGGTTTGGTTTAGCCGGTGTTTGGCTGAAAGAAATTTCTTTGCCAGCTCTCCAAACGAGCAGTCCGTAAACGGGATCATGGGCGCGACAACTTTATACCCGCGTCGGATGCCTTCACCACGGGCGTCCCATCTGCCCTTGCGGGTGTATGCCATGCGCTCGGACTCTTCAATCCTCGTCCCGTTTGGAGTCTCGTACCATGCTTGTCGTGCTACTGCTTCCAAATCCCATTGGTCGTCCTGCTTACATTCTTTCGGCCACTTGATCCCGCCAAGCGTCCACTCAAACTCTCCGCCAGCTGGATCCGGCATGACCCACACCCGCTTGTCCGATTCTTCGTATAGCTTAATAATGGGCGATTGGTTCGGGTCGCCTTTTCTGCTGGGGTCAATGGATCCTCCGAAGCAAATGTGGGAAAACGGATAAGCAGCAACCCGCCGGCGTGCCATGTCCACCCCGAACTCCGGGAAAAGATCCACTTCGTCCAGATACAGGCGGCACCACCCATCGGACTTGATTGCCGTGTCTGAAGTTGCCCAGGTGGAACGGAAGTCCATTGCCGGAAACTGGATCTCGGTGTTCAAAACTTTTGCCCGCTTGTATTGTCGTTCTATCTCTTTTGACAAAGCCATGCCACGACACACGCGCCGGTCGTGGAAACCTTTTGCAATCTCCATTTTGCCGGTCACGTACATGGTAGGCCCGGGATTGCGGGCGATGGTGTACCGCAGATCGGTGAGGATTAGATTTTCGCTGTATCCAGCGCGGCTGGATTTAAGGATTGCCACTTCCCGGATGCTGTTATCCTGCAATGCTTCCAGTGGCTCTTTCCAGAACGGCATAAGGTCTGGGTCAAACGCTCCACGGTAGGGCGTGTCGTAGTTGGCAGCTCGGGAGTAATCCACGTTCTGCTCCGCCCACTTCCAGGATGGCAATGGGTCTTGTTTGCGGAATGCAATTTTGCACTGTTTGTCTGGGTCAATCATGTACCATCTCGCAAAGTCGGTCTGCTAGTTGATTGATAATGTCCGCCTGCTCCGGGTGCTTTGCCGTCTCATGCGCACGCCAGTCTTCGACCGCTTTTCTGGCTTTCATCCACCGCGCCATAAACCGCGCCTCTTCTTCCTTGCGGTTCACCAGCTCCCCGCGCATCTCTTCAATCTGAATGTCCAGCTTGTCAATCTCGCGCAGCAATTTCTCATCACGCAAAGACCCGTCCCCAGTCAACCCGTTCTTTTTCGTTTCTTTAACATACTTTCTCCACTGCTCAACATTGTAGCCGCTCTTTGTTTTGCGCGGTGCGTCGGGTCGCTTGGCATACGTGCCAAATTGTTGCCGGGACATCCCCAGCATACCGGCAATCTCGTCTTGTGTGCTTGCGTAATTTGATCCGCTCATTTTATTTTCTCCTGATCTTTAATTGTGTCGAATGTAAAGTAAGCTTTTTAAAAAAAACCACTCAAAATTCAAAAGTGGTTAAACCCGCGATAGACATCGGTCGTAAAAGTACCTACAGCCCCCCGCGTGCTTACTGTATAGTCTACCACACGCTTTACATTCAAATGCCTTGTAGGCACCTTCTCGTGCGTCTGTGGCGATTCTATGCATCGGACTCATCCACCAGCTCGTCGTCTACCGCTTCGTCGTCATCCAACCAGCCACGGAACGCGCAATAGTCAGAATATACATAGTAATCTGGATCGAGCATCGTTCGGCTAATCATTGGGATCTCGCCTATTCGCACACAGAACTCAATCCACGCCTTGTGGATGTCTCGACTCGCTGCTCGTCTCATGGCTTCGTTGTGTCCATCCTCAAACCAATCGCGAATCTCTTTCTCTGTCATTGGGCGACCTTTCGGCCGGCGGTACTTCTTGCGGACTTTCATGCGTCATTTCCTTTTGAGTGCCAAACCACTGACTTTTGTGATTGTCTAAGTATTAACCAAGATGATGTTCCATCAATTTTGCAAGCAAGCATCCAAGGCATACGACCCGCCTGGCGTATGGCTTGTGCTCTCCATTCGCGTATGTTCATGCTCACCGCATTCTTGACTTCGATTGACCAGACCTGCCCGCTTGGATCAACCGCCAAGAAGTCCTCGACCGCAGTGCCAGAGTTCAGCTCGCGCACCTCCCAGTCTCGATCCCGCAGAAGGTTGCCAAATTCCAGTTGACCCCGCCGACCTTTTGATCTTGAATTGATGGTCATGAGTACATCCGTGTTTGATGTGCAAGGTAGGTTTCGGTAGGTTTTTTTCCCTCTATTCTATTTCTGTTCATACTGCTTCCTCACGCGTAGGGGTCAAATAAAACCTACCCAAACCTACCCTATTTCTATAAGTGTCTGATTTGTGGCGGTTTAAGGTGGTAGGTTTATAGGTAGGTTTCCCCCAAAAAAGGTAGGTTTGGGTAGGTTTGGAGCCTAAAAAACCGACTGGATTTGACTTTGTATAGGTCATAACTATCAGAAGGGTAAGGATTCGCCTATATCAGTAGGTTTGCTGGTAGGTTTCTCGGTAGGTTTCTCCGACTGGAAATCGGCCGGATTTTGACCCACATTGTCATGCACAATCCACTGGGTTCCCTTGCTGGATTCGTGTGCTTTTGTGATCCGCATTCCGTTGCAAATCCTGTCCATACGGTTGAGAAAAAAGCGCCCCAATCGGCGTCCGTTCAGATCCCTCAACCCAACCGCGTCTGCGATGCTGTCGTGGATGGTTTCGTCCTCTTCATAGACGGTAGTATGGTCGCGGTTGTAACGCTGGTTTGTGACGTTCTCGACCACGTGAATGACCTCCCTGGCTGTGAAAGATTGATGCCGGAACTTCTGATGCAGTGCGTGCAGAAGCTCTGCCCATTCTTCCTGCTCTGGATCTGTCGCCTGTCCGGCTTTCATCACATCCATCGGGTCGCATACTACGTCCGGGTAGTGATCAGACAGCCACGCAATCGGCTGGCGCACCACGTCATCCCACTCCTCAAAGCTGGCAAGTCGGCCTTTAGCGTGTGGCCTTCCTGCTGTTATCCATGCCCGTATAATGGTCATAGCCGCTGCCAGTATATTGAACCTACGTTGCATACAGAACGTCTCTGGGTCGAAATCGAACTCCCGTGCGTAGGGCTCATCCATGTTCGGGTTGATACGGCAACGGAAAATCCGGCGTGGCATATCGCCTGCCAGTTGCAGGTTGTTGCCTGTAAACAGCCATAAAGCCATGTTTGGGATCGTAACGCTTGTGCTGGAGCCCAGAATACGGTCTGTATAGCTTGCAGACGTAAGCAGTCCAGCCATTGATGCCGAGTTGAACCGCCCGAGGATGTTATCCCAAACCACGCATTCCGCACCCGACACCAGAAGCGCCATGACCCGCTTTCTGATTTCCTCGTCGTCTTTGCCCGAAACGTGCGGTTTTACGTCCGCTTTCTTTCCGGTTGCGATGGCGTGCAAAGACTGCGCCAGTAACGTCTTGCCCGAGCCTTGAATCGGAGCGTCAAAGCCAAAGCCTGGGCACGTGTCAATCACCGGGCGCATGACCGCAGACAGAACTGCTGCAATCAATACAGTTCGATCATGCACCCCCTCAAATGGAAAGTATCGGAAAGGCTCCATAATCACCTGCAACGCCTTTTCTGCGTCCTCAAGCGCAGGATTTGACGGCACCGGGGTGATTTCGTCCTCATTGAAGTTAAGCAACAGCCCGGTGGACGCGTCAAACCCGGGTTTATCAATGATCTCGCCCGTGGTCAACATGATGGGCATACTCACCACCCGTTTAAGTTCGGGCAGTTGGCGTTGCCGTCCAATGCTGGAAATCACCTTGGCCACCTGCAACGGCGGATCCTTCGGCACGTCAATCAACGCATCTGTCCCGCTTTTTGTGGCCTGCCGTTTGTAGTATTGGCAGTGTTCACCCATCCACCACACCAGCGAGTAGTCTTGCAGGCGCGTGAATCCGTGGTCGTCCACCTTTACGATGTCGTTCCCGAACTCATATACATCATTCGCCTTGCGCATGGCATCCAAGGTCTTTTTGATGACCTCGGCAGTGCGCCCATCTGCAAGCTCAATCATTTCCGGGGCCTTTACCAGTCGATACGTGCGCCCTCCGTGTGCGAAAGAGTAGAGACGCGGTGATCCATTCAACAGGTACAGCTTGCCAACCGGCTGCCCGCCCCTGTAATCGGGTTCTATCGGATCCAGCGTGTCCGCCCCGTGCCACTTTTCTGGATCCATAAGCAAATCCAGAATCTTGACCGGCTTAAATTCGCCCTCTACGTCCACCATCACCGTGAAGTCGCCACCCAATGTGCCACCTTCACAAGCCCGCTCTACCGCTTGAACGCATTCCTCGATCTTTTCTGCCGTAGCACCAGGCCCTGCAATCTCCCGCCCTCGCTGTTTGCAGTAGTCGGCACGGATCGCGCTTGCCTGCTCTTCTGCCAAGTCCAGAGCCGTCTTTACGATCCGGTCATGATCTTTAGACTCCTCTGCGCTTAATTCCGGCAAAACCACAGCCAGATCCGCAACACCGCCCTCAACCACCACAGGATGCCCCCTGTCTTGATACAGTGGCTCGTGGCACACTGCACCTGCAGCAAAATCAAAGCGGTTTGTCTGCCACACAGATGCGTCTACGAGGGTTCGTTTTAGCTTGGATCCGGCCTTGGACACTTCAACCCAACCCTGACCCGAAAGCCACAAACGCTTGACAAGTGCCTCGCCCGCTCTGGGGATCTCGATTGCGTTCTTTACAAAGAAGTAAATACGCTGTCCAGACAGGCCGGAGATGTGTTCGCCGGTGACCCTGTTGCGGATGTAGGAAGACGACGACGGGATCGACACATATCCAACCCCAGCAAGCCCGGGCGCTGCCTTGCATAACTTTGCCCAAAGTTCTTGATGCGACAAAGGCGCTTGCCCTGCCGGTGGGTCGTAATCAATGAAGAAAACGCCCGGCCCATTGTCGAAATACATATCCGCTTTAGTGCGGGTCTGCACGTCCATAGGGTATCCTGCCTTTTTGTGGGCAGGCTTCGACATCATTCTGGCGTTACCCAGGCGCGTCAACCCATAGCAAAGCGCTTGGTTCGGGTTTAGGTTTTCGATCAGATCCGCAAAGCCCTTCAAGCTCTCAACCTGCGCAGTTTCGCAACTGCCCTCCGACATATTCCCGCCGGATTCCTTTACAGCCTTGCCCTCGACCAGTTTCCATACCTTGGTCAGGTGCTTCGGCTTTTCGCTCGTGATTATGGTTAGTTTTGGGTTCATTATTTTAACACACATATATTGGTGAGTTTAAGGGAGAATTTTCATAAGCGATTCTGGTGGCATCTTCTAACTGATCCTCACAGCTTGCAACATTGATGTTGTCAATCATCCATTCAGAAGAGCAAGTTGCTTCTGGATAAGATATATAATGAAAACACTTCCCGCCTGCAGTTTCGTATATGTGCGGGATAACGTACAAATCAGGTTCGCCTGGTGCGGTTTTTAATGTGCCAAATGTTGTGAACCCGGGTTTGCCAAACCTTATGATGCAAGAGTGACCCGTTTCGACCGATAACTGTTTGATTTTTTCGATTTCCTTAGCTGTTGGGAAAGTTGGCTTTACCTCAACCAAATACCCTGCATTTTCACGACCATCTATGTCAGGAAGCGGGAACCAGAAGTCTGGCAAATAACCGCTACCCCCAAAGCTAATAGCATATCTCCTTGGCTCGTATTCAAAATGCAACTTAAGCCTTGTCCAATAAATGGCCCATGCAGCCTCAAGCTTTGATCTATATGTAACACCATTAACGGTCGTAGGTATTGATCTTTTTGTTATCATTTCATTTCTCCAAAAAGCGCCCCCAGATATACGGTGACGGTGCGGGACTCCCCATGAAGGGAAAGCGCGTCGTATATCTGGGGGCTAAGGTGTTCATGTATTTTGTCCATAGGACCGTCACGTCCTTCTAACATTATTGGAAACATCCAAAATTGTGTCAACCTACCACCCCACCAGCTCGTTGCCACACTCCGGGCATTCACGCACAAACGCCCGTGGATCCAGCCCCGTCCGCATCTTGTAGCGCACCAGGTTGAACCAGCACGCCGGGCATTCCGCGTGCCGAGGGTAAAGCGTCTCATTGTCTGGCCCGTTTTCCGGCACCATCACGCCGTTCTTGTATTCTGCCTTTGGTGTCATTTGTCTCTCCTTTGTTTGTATACGGTCAATCGGTCTCCCGGCAGAAAACTCCACCAGACATCACCCCCCGCCGATCCTTAATCTGGTTATACGCCAAATGGATGCAGGAAGCATAGTCCAGTTTTAGCAGTTCACTCAGCATCACCAGCACCACGGTCATGTCTCCAATCGCATCCGCAGCGGCTTGCAGATCGCCCTGGTAAATGGCTTCAACCAGCTCAAGATGCTCCTCACGTAGCTTTGCGATTTGCCCGTCCACCGTTCCGCCAGCTCCCGGCCCGATGATCTTGCGGTGCATGCCCCACTGGGAGATCTTGTTCAGCAGTTCATCAGTCGTCATTTTTCGGTCTCCTTGGGATATACATTCCCATCTGTTCGCAATCGGCAATAAGAGCAGACCGTGCGAGATTGGAAAGTGTGTCGCCAGTACGTCCAAACTGTATCGCATAAGCAAGCAACCTGTGCGCAATGTCTTGCATCTCATCATACTCCCTTCGCATGATTCTGGTTTCATCTGTGCAGCCACAGCGTGGGCAGCGGTTCATGTATGTACTCATGTCATTCTCCTTTGTTTGTTTTGTATCCTATATGTAAACTATTGGTTTACTTTTCCATCACCATCACAAACCGGGCAGTCACCCCACCGCACATCGTCCACATCTGCCTCATATACGTGAACCATGCCCTTGCCCTTGCAATGCGAGCACGTCTTACGCCAGTCGATTCGGGCGAAGTTCACGTCATATCGGTGTTTATCCACCGTTCTTGGCTTATCACCTTTACCTGCACTCATTCGGCATCCTCCTGTGGCTCACACTCCCAAGACAGTCCCCAGTATAAACTCAGGCAACCATCTTGGTTGATTGCGGTAAATCCACCAGATGCGACCATAAAACAATCTTTTTCTGCAACCGTTCGTAAATATGATCGTGCCGCCTCCCGCAATTCGGGTTGGCTCGGTATCTTCGCTTCTCCATCTGTGTGCCAAGTCCAATCTGTAACAGCCATTATTTTCTGCACCCGGTCGAACTCAAAATTGTCCATGATCTCGTCGATCTGGTTTTGATATGCTTTAGTTGTCATATGGTCACCCTATCAGAAAGCCCCATTTCTTGTACAGGCGCAATCTTTGGAAATGCTGAATTTCGAGCATCTTGTGGGCGGAGTCGCAAACGTCCACCACCAGACCGTGGTCTTGACCCGGATAAGGACGCAACACACGCCCGACCCGCTGCTCGGTTCTGCCCTTGGCCTTTCCCACCCGGGCCATGATCAGAACCTGGGCGTTGGCAAGATCAAGGCCCTCATCGGCTAATGACGTGGCGCAAATGCAGGTAATTTCGCCCGCGCGGTACTTCTCCATGGTCTCCCGCCTCGGCTTTGCACCCATACCCGAATAGCACGCAACTGCACCCTCTATCCCGCCGGCTACATCCTTGCACTGCTGAACCGTGTCCAGCAGCACGATCCTGCTGGTGTCCTTGTACTGTTCCGCCAGCTCGGCCACAAACGCATTCCTGTCTGAGTTGCGGGTGACGCAATGCTTTAAGACCGCCTGCCACAATACCCGGCTCGCCTGTTCATCGTTCATCCATCGTTGTGTTTTTGCGCTCGCCTCATCTAACGCCATTCTGCACGCCTGTGGGTCATCGTAGCGCACGACCTTGTATCTGCCCGGCAACGTGCCTCCAACGGCCGACACGTCCCCTTGTGTAACCCTGTGGACACATCTGCCAATGATCGGCGTAATGTCCTGACCGTCTTCGCGCTCCGGCGTTGCGGTACAGCCCCAAACCATGCATTTGCGGATCCACCGGCCATCCCGCTTGTCCAGTGTGGTACGCATAAACGCCCGCCCATCTGGCGATGCAATGTGATGGCATTCGTCCACAAACACAAGATCCACATCCCCGACCTCGGCCAGCCCCTGAATGCAGGCAAACTGGATCCGCGACGTGTCCAAGCCTACAGCCTCACACGCTTCGCGACCTTGTTCTACCTGCTCCTTCGTGTACGCCACCCACAAGACCGAAAGCGGACGCAGTTTACGAACGCCGGCAAGTTTGATTGCAAGCGCGACCATAATGGTTTTCCCGGATCCCGCCGGCGCGACGATGTGCCCAAGGTCGCAATTTGCCAACGCCTGAATCGCAGCGGTTTGGTATGGGCGAGGGTTTATCATGAGTTAAACCGCCCCGCCACACAAAGCGTGCAGCGGGGCATTGAATCAGAACGGCATCGATTCTTCCGCAACCGCAACCGGCTCCGGCGCTGGCGCAGTCGTACTCGCACCCTCGGCCTTGCTGATTTTCCACGCGGCCAAGTTGACGTAATAACGCTCCTTGTACTCGTTGCCACGGATGTTGAATGCAACCGTCACCTGGTCGCCCGTGTCGTATGCGTCCAGCTCGGTGACCTTGTCCTTGACGAACTCCAACTTGATGTCCTGCGGGTACTTGTCCTCGGTGGTGATCACGAATTCGCGCTTTGCGAATCCTGAATCAAACGTCTGCGTGTCGTTAATCACCTTGATAGTGCCTTGTATTTCGTAACTCATTTCTTCTCCTTTTTGGTTTATACTAAATATTTTGGCTTCCGACACATTGACAAAAGAGCAATGGCCGCAGACCTACGCGCTGGCATACCAATATGGTCGTTCATAAAGGTTGACCATTGTGGCGTATCTTTCACTTTTTTTTGGCAAGTGGCGCAAAGCATAATTTCTGTTTCTTTCCGCCCTCCACATACGCAATCTCTATTGTCGTAACTCATTTTTGTTCCTTTTTGGTTGTTGGTTCTTTCGCACGTACGTCAACACGTACTGCAAATCCGGGTTGGCCGAAGTAAGTCCCCGGCTCGGCTTTTAGCGGGATTTTAACACCAGCCCAATCGTCGACCTTGCTGGTGCCGGTGCGCAGAATGATCGCCCGCAGGTTTGTGCTGTTCAGTTTCAGCGGGCGGTCAATCTCCTTCCAGTGCATCAGCAGCACATTGTTGTCGGTCTGGCCGTTCAAGTATTGCAAGGTCTTGTGCTTTGTGACCTTGTCGATTGTCAACCACACCGTGCCTTGTCCAGCCAAGTCCACGCTCGACAGAAAGCGCCTGTCCATGTGCTTGGTGATGCTGCCGGTGATGTTTTCGCCTTCTGGTATTGGTTTTGTTGTCATCTTATTCTCCTATTTGTTCATAGATTCCAGTCATATCAAACTCATCCGTGACCTGTTTTACGATCCAAGGCGGGGCGATTGCGGTCTTGCATACGGGATGCTCGCCCTCAACACCAGGCCACACCATGGACTCGCAACAGTGCTTGTAGTCCTCCAGCGCTTGCAACACCAGCCGCTTCGTGCCCGCAACGATCAGCGGATCCACTTCCCGCACCGCGACGTCGTAGGGTGCCGACTTCTCCACGAACACAAACTGTATCGGGCCAGGGTCTTCGCCGTAAATGGTCTCGAGAACCAAGCGGTACACCGCATCTTGTATGTGGTAGCCGTAAGTATAGAACGATTGGTCAACCTGCGCAATGTCTTGGCACGTCTTCAAGTCGTACAGGACGTCATCGTCAATCAGATCTGGGCGGCACTGCACCAGTACGCCGTTGACCTCGACCCGGAACGTCTGTTCAACTTCGCCGGCTGGCAATAGGCCGTGATGGTAAACCGAATCAGCCATCGCCTGCAGCTGATCCAATTCTTCTGCTTTAATCGGCTCAATGCCTTGACTGATGCATTCAGCCCATTCTGCCCTGCCAGCCTTCGTGCGCCGATCCAGATCAAACGCCTGGTAGTTGTGGGCGAACGTGGCCGGTTCTAGAATGAACTCGTGCGCCATTCTGCCAAATCGCAGGGCGGGCGTGTCCTTCTTTTCTGCCTGCGCCGCCTTGAAGTGAGCTGGCGACTTTAGGAACAGCTTGATGCCAGTTGCGCTGATTGCGCAGTTACCGTGATACTCGCTGTTGGTTTCTTGTAGTCCTTTCATGTTCTTTCTCCTTTGTGTTAAAAACGCCCGCCGCCCGTTGGAATTTATCTGTAACGGTTTCCGCCTAATTTTTTTTGGTTAGGTTAGGACGGACGGCGGGCAAAATGTTATTTGTTTTCAATTAAGTCCAGCACGATCTTTCGCACCATTGCGGTGGGAGTGATCCGGTACTTGGCCGCCAGCTCTACCAGTAGCGCGTAATCGGCTTCGGTAAAGTTGACGTTGACTGCCCGCTTCGGCTCCTTAGCCCGGTCAAATTGTGGGTTGCTTGGTTTCATCCGTTGCGACTCCATGCGCGGTATGCAGTCCCGGCCAAGATCAGAAGCGGGATTGCAATTGCAAAGATGATTTCCACCACCGCCCACACGATAGCGGGCACCTCTTCTTCTTTGCGGCGCTCCTCGTCAATCAGTTCGTCGACGATGTATCCAGGCGGTTTTGTCCAGTCAACATCCAGTCCGTTATGTTTGCGGCTCATTGTCTTTCTCCTTTGTTTTTATTTACTGAAATATCCCAACACGTACGCCAGCACTATCAATAGCATTAGCAGCATGGCGTAGGTGTCGGTTATCGTGGTCATGCCACTTCCTGAATAGAACCGGCTTTAAGTGCTAATTCAAACAGACCAAGAAAGGCGCTATTGTCTTTTTGATTCGGCCGCAGCACTGACTTTAGGCAATCAACCAATTCGCAATTTGCTTTGTAGATTTTTCCGTTAAGCTCAAATGTTTTCATTGTCTCGTCCTTTGTTTGTGTGGCGGGTTCATCCCTGCCGATGGATAGACATTGCCACAAACCGCCCCCACGGTCAACCCCTATTTTTAAAAAAAATTACTTTTTCTTACAGGGTCGCAAAACCACCACAGAACGCACGCAGGATCGAACCAATGCAAAACGTTCTACGTTGTCGTCGTATGTCATTGAGTCCGGGTAGTACCAGGAATCGAGAACGATCTGCGAATCATCCGCAAACACGCACCTGCCCACTGCCACAAAGTCAATCGTTTCCGGGCCGGTTGCGTGGTCGACAAACTCCACCCGCAAAATCTCGCCCACCAGATTCATGGCCTATTTATGATTGGGCACTCAAATGGATCCCGGCTAAACATCGGCGCACCACGTTCATCCAAGAACGGGTAGTGTCGCAGGCACATATACGCCCGCTCCTGCAACTCCTCCAGCTTCACGTTTTGACGGTGGATGTCCATGAGTAGTTTGAGTGTCTCGTGTAGTGCACGGTATTCTTCATATCGCAGGCTCATGGCGCCACCTCCGGCGTTACCGTCACCCGCATCCGCTCGTTTCCCTTATCGTCGTAGCAGATTGCCTTGGCCGCTCGGTGCGATTGCCAGCCACCCCGGGACTCATAGCTTGATCGGGCTGCCAATGTCGGGTGGCGTTCGACCAATGCGCCAGG